GGCAACCAAGATTTACAGACTGTACGGAATTGACACGGCGATGCACTTGCTTCGTCCCGGTGCTAAGTGGGAAATCACAAACTCTCACTTTAGCAACTGGGAAGACCCAAGACCGTGTCCTAAATGGGAAGAAGTCTTGGAGACGATGGAGAAGATTAAAGCGTTTGAAGATTCCATCAACACCATCTGGTTGCCAGAACAGATTGAAGCCTTAACTGGTCAAGCCGAGATTCAGGCGCAAGTCGATAGAATCATCGAAGAACAGAAGGCCGCATGATTCACAATCTGTTTCCCACTCCCGTTGGTAGGTACGAGTTAGGCCGTGACTTAACTGCTAAAGAACTGTCGTTTCTTAAAAAGCAAGAGACACGGTCTAACACAGGCAACACAACCAGCATCGACAACACGATTCTGAAAGCCAAGGAACTGACCCAGTTGCGGGACTTCATTGAAACCAAGGTGTCGGACTATTTCACCACGGTTTACAGTCCAAAGCACAAGGTCAATCTCAAGATTACGCAATCGTGGACGAACTACACCGACAAGGGTCAGTATCACCATAAGCACGAGCATCCGAACTCGTTTGTGTCTGGCGTGTTCTATGTTCAGGCAGACAAGGCAAAAGATAGGATTTACTTCTACCGAAACGGATACCAACAAATTAAGTTTCCACCGTCTGATTGGAATGTGTGGAACTCAGAGTCGTGGTGGTTTGATGTTGGCTCTTGCGACTTGATACTGTTTCCGTCAAGCCTGACACACATGGTTCCAACAGTAGAATCAGAGCAGACAAGAATTAGCCTTTCGTTTAACACCTTTCCCGTTGGTAATGTTGGGGAAGAAATGGATTTAACAGGACTTCAGTTAGGAGAATTAGATGGCGCATTTCGCTAAAATTGACCAGTTTGGCTACGTCGCTCAAGTAATCGTAGTCGATAACAAAGACACATCAGACGCTGGCGGTGTCGAAAAGGAAAGCATTGGTGCGGCTTTCTGTGAGCGCCTATTTGGTGGCACATGGAAGCAGACCAGCTACAACGGAAACTTCCGCAAGAACTATGCTGGCATAGGCTACAAGTACGACGCTGACCGTGATGCGTTTGTGCCGCCCAAGCCTTATGCAAGTTGGTTGCTTGACGACTTTACCTGCCAATGGAAAGCCCCAACCCCAATGCCTACTGACGGCAAAAAGTATTCATGGGACGAAGCAACAACGTCTTGGGTAGAAACCGAGTCTGAGGTTGCATAATGTCATCGGCAGACCAAGTTAAAGGACAACTAGATACCCACGAGGCAGTATGCGCTGAACGCTATGCAGGCATCAATGCTAGGCTAAAGAGACTAGAACAGATCCTGCTTGGAACTACTGGTTTCATTGTAGTTCTATTACTCAGCTTAGTTCTTAAAGTAGGTTAATAATGAGCAGAAAAGTATCAGCGGTTACAACTAAGACCACCACTACCAAGGAAACTATTCTTACGGTTCCTACAAAGAATACTGGTCTTTGGCAGTTAATGTACATTATTAGTCTTACCGGCAACGACACTCCAAAGGTCTACTGGTATGATGTTTCTACCAATACTGAGTATTTTATAGTTGGCGGTAAAAACTTAGGTGCTGGTGAGTATATTATATTAGATGGCAACACAGAAGTAGTAATGCAGGCTGGCGATGAGATTCGTGTACAAAACTCAAGTACCAACACAGTAACCTATGTAGCCACTGTAGAGTTTGTCCCTGAAACCGCAGTTCAATTCCAATTCTAAGGAGAATAGTATGCCAATGGTCGGAAAGAAGAAGTTTCCATATACCGCTAAAGGTAAAAAAGCAGCAGAATCCTATGCCAAGAAAGAAGGCTACAAATCTGCTAAGGGCATGAAGATGCATGAAAGTTCAGAGTCTAAGGCTATGGAAGCAAAAGAGAAAAAAGCAAAGAGGATGAAATAATGCCACTCAAAAAAGGATACTCACAAAAGACTGTCTCTGAGAACATTCGTAAAGAGATGAAGGCCGGTAAACCGCAGAAGCAGGCAATTGCGATTGCTCTGTCTACTGCTCGTAAGGCAAAGTCAAAGGCCAAGAAATGAAGCCCGGCCTCTATGCCAACATCCATGCCAAGCGTAAACGGATAGCAGAGGGCTCTGGTGAGAAGATGCGTAAACCAGGTACCAAAGGTGCTCCCACTGCTAAGGCCTTTAAACAAGCTAAGAAGACTGCGAAGAAATAATGGTAAAGAAAGTATATCAAAACCCAGAAGGTGGCTTAAACGCCAAAGGCAGGGCATACTTTAAGAACAAGGAAGGCGCTAACCTGAAGCCTCCAGTGTCTGCTAAGGAAGCTGCAAAGTCTCCTAAGAAGGCTGCTCGTAGGAAGTCTTTCTGTGCTCGTATGAGTGGTGTTCCTGGACCTATGAAGGATTCTAAGGGCAGGCCAACAAGGAAGGCTTTAGCACTAAAGAAATGGGATTGCTAAATGGCTAACAAAACTTACTTAGAACTTGTCAACGAAACCTTGGTTCGCTTGCGTGAGCCAGAGGTTACTGCTGTCACTGACAACGCTTATTCTAAACTTATAGGCAGGTTTATCAATGATGCTAAACGGCAGGTTGAGGATGCTTATACTTGGAATGCTTTGGCTGAGACACTGACGGTAACTACATCTCCTAACCTGTTTAACTATGTTTTAACCACTATCGGTCAGAGATTTAAAGTTATTGACGTTATCAATGCAGAATCTGATTGGTTCTTAAACTATGAGACAACTAAGAAGATGGATGAGTTGTTCTTAAATAGTGGAACAGTCTTAACTGGTGCTCCTGACCGTTATAACTTTAACGGTGTGGATTCCAATGGAGATACACAGGTAGACCTCTATCCTATCCCTGATGGTGTCTATAACATCTACTTTAACGTTATCAAACCACAGGCAGAACTAGCCACATCCTCTACGGGAATTAAGGTTCCTTCAGAGCCAGTGATCTTCTTAGCCTATGCCAAGGCCTTAAATGAGCGTGGTGAGGACAATGGTGTAAACAGTGTTGAGGCTTATGAGTTATATCGACAGTCTTTAGCAGACCATATTTCTGCAGAGGCTAACCGTTATCCTGAAGAACTCGTCTGGGGTTCCACTTAATGAAAAGAATACAGACCGCTACTATTGCTGCTCCAGGCTTTCTAGGCCTAAACACGCAAGAAAGCAGTATTCAGTTGTCTTCAGGGTACGCTCTGAAGGCACAGAATTGTGTCATTGATAGGTATGGTCGTATCGGTGCTAGGCGTGGCTGGACCGCTGTAAACACAGCAGTCAACACAGACCTAGGTGCCGCTAACGCTGTAGAGTTTATCTTTGAGATGATTGATGGTGGCGGCAACCAAACCATCAGTGCTGGTAATAACAAGTTGTTTACTGGCACCACAACGATGACCACCAAGACTGTTAGGACACAGGCCAATACTGCCGATGTGTCTTATACAATAACAGGCAACAACTGGCAAGCCGCAGCTTTGCCCTATGGTGATGGCGCTGACGCTATCTCCCATGCCTACATGGTACAGACAGGACACCCTGTACTGGTCTATCACAATCTACCTACTCCAGGCACTGGTGCTACCTTTTCTGTAACTACAGTAAGCGGCGGGGCTATTACCGCAGTCTCTGTTACCGCTGCTGGCTCTGGTTACGGTGTTGGCGATGTTCTGACTATGTCAGGCGGCTCTGGCTCTGGTGCTAAACTAACTGTAGCAACGCTTAGTGGCACCGGAGTAGCAACAGTGACTATAACCACTGCCGGTACAGGCTACACTGCTGGTAACTCTTTGACCAGCACAGTAACCACTGTTACTAATGCACACACCCATTCTGGCTCCTTTGGTTTTCAGCAGTTAGGTGATGTTGGTACGCTGCCGACAGGCTACTCCATAGCAGACTTTAAGCCAAACTGTGCCTTAGCTGCTTATGGTCGTATTTGGATGGCAGACATTGTTGGTGACAGGCAGACTGTTTACTTTAGCAGGCTCTTAGATGGCTCTGACTTCCAAGGCGGTGACTCAGGCTCTCTGTCGATCAATTCTGTGTTCCCTAATAATGACCAGATTGTGGCTTTAGCGGCCCATAACGGCTTCCTAATCATCTTTGGTAGGAATAACATTGCTATCTATAGAAACCCCATAGATGTCACTACCTTGGTCTTAGAAGACTTTATCCCCAATGTTGGCTGCATTGCTAGGGACTCTGTCCAGAGCACAGGAACAGATATTGTCTTCCTGTCTGACTCTGGTGTGCGTAGCCTTCAGCGGGTCATCCAAGAGAAGTCCCTACCTATGCGGGATCTGTCTAAGAATGTCCGTGATGACCTTATTACTGCGGTAGCCTCAGAGACAGCCAGCACCATCAAGTCTGTCTATTATGACCGGGATGCCTTTTACCTGCTTACCCTGCCAGCAACCAAGGTCACCTACTGCTTTGATATGCGGGGTGCTCTACAGGACGGTTCTGCCCGTGTCACTATCTGGGATAGCCTTGATCCAAAGGCCTTGTTTGTTAATCAGGCTAAGGAACTGTTACTAGGAAAGCCTGGCTATATTGCTAAGTACTTTGGACACCTAGATAATGCAGCCACTTACCGGCTCCAGTATTACACCAACTACTTTGACTTTGGTAGTCCAACAGCCTTAAAAGTCCTTAAAAAGATAGGCTTTGTGGTAATAGGCGGCTCTGGTGACGCTGTAGCCATAAAGTGGGGATTTGATTACAAAGAAAATTACAATAGTGAAACAAAAACACTTGACATTGGCGTAGTTTACGAGTATAATGATAGTACTGATCCACAAAAATCAGAGTACAACATTGCTGAATTCTCCAATGGTGTCATCCTAGACCAGTTCCAGATCAATGCAGGCGGTACTGGGGCAGTCCTACAACTAGGATTAGAAGCCGAATTAAATGGTGATCCTCTTTCTATTCAGAAAATCGATGTCTATGTCGCACAAGGAAAAACAGTATGAGCAATTACACGAAAGCAACTAACTTTGCATCTAAAGACGCACTCAGCACTGGTAACCCAGCAAAGGTTATCAAAGGCACTGAGATTGATGCGGAATACACCGCCATTGCCTCTGCCATATCATCCAAGGCAGATAGCAACAGCCCTACCTTTACAGGTACGCCGTTAACTCCTACAGCCTCAGCAGGCACTAGCACAACACAGATTGCTAGTACAGCCTTTGTTAGCGCAGCAGTAGCAGCAGCGTTTCCTAGCGGAGGTATTATTATCTGGTCAGGATCTGCATCAGCAATTCCTACTGGGTGGGTATTGTGTAAT